AAGGATTGTAGTCGTCCCAGGTTGGCGCGTTGCGCATTGCGGTGCATTTGAAGTTGGCGCTCTTTCGTAGCTGCCACGGCTTAGTCAGACGCACGCCTGCCCTCCTATTGCGTTGCCTTGCCGTCGATATCGGCGACAGATTGGTTCGGGTCACGACATGCGAAAGCACGCAGTTTGGCCCGCGCCTCATCGCACGTCGCCGCAGGCATCTTCGGATCGGTCGCAATGGCCATGTAGAAATCGACAATCTTGCAACCGCGATCAAACTCTGCGCGCTCGTCAGCCGTCATCCGTTCAACGATGCGGCGCTGTGCTTCTTCAATCCACATGCTACGGCTCCTTTAGGTGACAATCGTTTCGACAAAACTGCTGTCCACAACCGACAACGGCCAATAGCCCGCATACCGAGCGCGCTGGAATGCATCAACCACGCCGACAGCCCACACGTCATAGTCCAACGGTGTGGCTGACGTTCCCTGCGAACAGCGCAGCCGATACCAGCGCATGACGGCTCCATTCATTTCTCTCCGGTCCACTCGACGCAGTTCTTATCTGCCACCTTTTCTTCCGCGCTCGGTTCCCATTGCAGCGAGCATCGACCACGTCGGGCGCGACACTCCAGCCTTTGCAGTCGCGTTGGCGGTTCGCCGTGTCCGGGATCGCAAGCGCAAACTGGTAACCGCTGGAATGGCAAGTTGCACTCAATCTCCATCGGCAGGCCCTCCTCAGTTCTTCGGTTTCCGTTTCGTCTTCTTGGTCTCGACATCCACAGCGCCGAGCGCACGCAACGCACGAATGCCGCCCTGGTCTGCAAAGTGCTTATGGATCAGGCTGGGGCTGATCTTGTTCGCCTTCGCTACAGCTTCCACGTCGCCGCCGTTGCGCAGTTCGATCTCGACTTGCGCCCACCGTGCTTCGTCGAGCTTCGGCGCGCGGCCAAGTATCTTCCCCTCGGCCTTAAGCTGCTGCATCCGCGTGCTGGTGCGCATCGAGATCATGTCGCGCTCTAGCTCGGCGAACACGCCGATCATGTGGAAAAACGCCTTGCCCATTGGGCTTGTCGTGTCGATTGGCTCGGTCAGGGACTTCAGGTTTGCGCCCACATCGCGGATCATTTCAGCGTGGCGGATAAGTTGCAGAAGGTTCCGGCCGAGCCGGTCCAGCTTCCACACCAGCAGGGTGTCCCCCTCGCGGAGATCGAGGAACGCCAGCGACAACGCCCGACGCTTGGCCTTGGTGCCAGACACACCGTCGTCAATGTGCAGGTTGTCCGGCAGCACGCCAGCATTCAACAGCGCTAGGCGCTGCATTTCGGGGTTCTGGTCGTTCGTGCTCACGCGCCCGTAGCCGATCAATCGGACATCCGGCGCGGGTGGGTCTGGTATGTGCTTCGCTCGCTTCATGAGCAGATTTATACACATTCGAGGCGCGGTGCGCAATCTTTTTTACAAGTGCCTTGTTGACAAAATACGGGAGCGGGACTATCTTCGTCAAATCAGACGCTGGAGTCGGTCATGGAACGCGAACGCTGCTACGCATGCGGCCTCATGATGAGCGAGAAAAGACCGCTCCGTCTCGTCAATGTTGCCCGCGAGGAGCAGAACGTCGAGGTTGGTCCGGAGTGTTTTAAGAAGGTGCAAGCTGGTGGTTCAGACGGCTGGCAACCACCGAAAGGCGGTCCGCGTCTGTACCCGGTTGAATTTGACCCGCGCCAAGTGCGCTGAGAAAGGCCCGTGCCGTGGACGAGGTTTACTTCGACACCGAAACGCAATGCGTCAGATTGGAGCCGGCCATGGCAGATCCGCACGAGTTGGCGCTGTACAATAAGATCGCGCACAAGCGGGTCGTTGCGAGCGACAACCTCGTGTACGTGGTAAGCGAGTATGATCCTCGGCGCGGCTATCTGATACGGAAGCTCGACGGATCAACCGAGCGCTGGATTTCGCCGCGCGCGATCGTCAACAAGACGGTTCGCGTTCTGCCTACAGATCAACAGCAGTAGAAAAGGCCGGTCATGCCGACATGGACACCACAACGACACGGCACCGGGGCCAATCTCCTGCTGAACGCAGGTCTGCGCGCAAGCGTTGACTACGAGGCTTCGGAGCGTCTGCCGTATGAAGCTCCACACTTCAACGTGACTGTCCTCGGCGTTCGCCTCAAAGGTCGAAGTGAGACGATGGACGAAGCAAAGGTGCGAGCCGAAAGCGCTCTGCGCGCCGCACTGACGACAGCACTTGAGCAACTTGGATAAAGGGCCGGGTCCGTGCGCGACGAACTGAGAGTTTACACGATCAGCGATAGACACTGGACCGGCATAAGCTGCTCGTGCTGCAACGGCGAGCGTGCAAAGCTGAAGGACAAGAAGATGGACGCAAAGACGCTAGCCGACATCAACAAGCTCGACGCTGTTGTGGGCATTGGTGAAAGTTTCGAGGAACCGGCCCGCGCGATGAGCATTGCCTCTGGATACGAGAACGCCAGCCGCCGCGAGCAGGATGCATATGACCGCGAACGCGCCCACCGTGACATGCACAAACGGGCCGTGGCGTTGGCCCGAGACCTTTACGATGACTACGGGTCTGAGGTCTCCCGCACTGAGTTCGACAAGGCTGGGGCCATGTACGGAACCGATCTGGATCATGCGTGGGACATCTATCTGGCGCTGGCTGACAAGGCTTGATCACTGCCGATTACCACGACATGACGGCATGCCATCCAACTCGAGCCAGGCCGATCATGATGGCGATGGTGGCGATCGTCATCAATGCGTGGCACGTCTTGACGCTCATTTGAGCGCCTTGAGAACAATTGTCAGCGTCTCCCCGATCTTGTCGGGGGAGTAGTTTAATCCCATGGCTCCCAGGATCGAGAGGCCGAGCAGGACGAGACGCTGTGCCCAGGTCAAGGCTTCGTCCACCTTCTCGGTTAGGGTCTCGATCTTCTCGCCGTGCTCGTCCAGCTTGGATTCGATCGAGTTGAGCTTGTGCAGCGTCTGGCCAGCCAGATAGTTGGATAGCTCGCTCATCCATGGCCGGCGCCCTTCGCGCGATCTGCCCCGTACTCACAGCCCCATTCCGGACGGGCCTTGTTGTTGCCTTCGATCTTCTCCGCGGTTCTGTCGGCCAACTGATCGGCCTTGGTTATGGTCTGGTGCTTCCATGAGCGGCACAGTTCATTTGCTGCAATCGGCGCAGGTTCGGGCGTCTTTGCGCAAGCGGTCAATAGCCCCAGGCTTGCGAGCGGAATCATGAGCTTGTTCAGACTTGGCGGCATTCTGCGCCCCTTGCTTTTGAGACGCATGCACCAACTCACTCTTTCCGCGTTGTTCAGCGGCTTTGATACGCTTCCAGTCCCAGGTTCCAATCATCGCGAGCATACCAAGAACCGCCGCGAATTTTAAGCCGTGCCCTGCAAATAATGCGAGGATCTGTGTCATCATGGCTTGCCCTCCTGCGCCGCTTTCACGCGCCTCGACACGACATAGACAGCCGCCCCGATACCAAGCCCCAATGTCATGCTCCTGACGTTCCCGCCCATGCCGGCAAGCGCTGATTGAACCGGGGATAGCTCCGTCAGCTTTGCCGCCCATTCGAGCAGCGCGGCCACGGTCTGGTCGACGTAGGCCAGAACGCCAGCGGATGCGCCGGCGACGGTGCCCCATAGGGTTCCAGATCGAGGCAGTTCCGCCTTGGGTGCGTCCACGGCTTGCGGCGACGGGATGTCATCGTCAGGCTTGAGGAACAGCGCTTTCTCGGCAGCTCGGCGCCGGATGAGGCCATTCATCACGATGCCCTGGGCCTTCGTCCAGTTCGCGAACTCGTTGGCTGCGCCGTCCACATCGCCTGCATTGATGCGCTTGAGTAGCGTCGAGGAATGCAGCTTGCCGCAGTTGTAGTTGAACGACACGAGCGCGTCGAATTGGTGCTGCGTGATCGGCACCTTTACGAGAGACGAGACGATCGCCTCATGCTTGGCCAATTCTCGGCGTAGAACATCCTCAGCCTGGGCGCGGGTCCACACCATGCCCATCTTGACGCCTTCAGTGCAGCCGAACCCGATAGTCGGAATGTCTAGGACGGGCTTGCCATTCTTGTACCCGAGCACGGTCTGGTAGGCTTCGCACGAACCGTCAGGCCGCGCCTTGTGGTAGCCTTCGAATTCGGTGATCAGGTCAAGCCCGGCTTTCGATATCGTCATGCATCACCCGGTCTGTATTGAGGAGACGCAGGACGAGATTGCGGGGCACCAAGGCCATACTCAGCCGCAGCAGCACCGCCAGCCATGCCGAGCAAGCCGTACTTGCGAAGGATCTCGATCAGGCTATACCCGCCATCAGCATCGGGAAATACGACGTGATTTCTCGACCCTTCACCAGCAACACGAGAGCCCTGGTCGAAGTAGCTGATTCCAGCCACTCCCTGATCCTTCAGCGCATAGCCCATATCTATAGCCCTGGCATTGGCCGCGGGAAGGTAATAGCTAACGGGCTGGCTATCTTCCCAAGTCCCCCAATCTGTCCGACGATCTTTTGAAGCGTAGCTTTCAATTGCCCGCTTAACTTTGTCCGACTGCTGGCTCAGAGGCGCGTCCCAATTCAGAAAATCTGATGGATCGGCTTTTATGTTTAGTTCGTAGGCGTGAGCCGAACCGTGCGAATTTTTGAATTGATTGTAGTATGCCCCGTCCTTACCGGAGACAGCCGGACTCTCTGCTGTATAAAATCCGTTGCCGAACGCCTGAAATCCTTCACCTGATCCCATCTTAGATGTATTCGGCTTGTCGAATTCGTATGGGCTGGCATGCCATGCACGAATGCCTGGCGTATCAGGAATCGCCCCCAGCGCAGCGCCAGTAGCAGCGCCAGGACGGCCGCCGTTGGCGAACAGAAGTTCTCCTGTCAATGGGCTATAGACCGTGCCGCGTTGCAATGCGGCGTAGGTCGTAGCCGGAATATCACCGCGGGCTGAATGAGCATCGACTACGTTATTGACAATCAGCCCGTCATGGCCGGAATCTCGCGCTTTACGTGCAAGGTGTTCCGTCGTTGTTGTGCCGCCATCGAAAGGTATGCTTGTCCACCGTTCGCCTTTGGCGTCGACCTGCATCGGGTTTTTGAACCGCATATCTAGCGGCAGCATTGCCCCATAATCAAAGTTGCCGTCCAGAGACGCATAGTCATCAGCCACGCGCGGATTGGAACTGGCAAACATTTCCTTGCGCTCACCGTAGTTTGGCGCATCGGTCATAACACCGCGATAGGCACGGATACCGGGAGTGTCGGGAATCGCCCCCAGTGCAGCGCCACCCTTAAGCGACCCTCCCGCACTGCCTACGACTCCCGCAGGCTTAGGCGCTGCAAACCCTCCCAGCATGGCGGCACCTGCGACGTTGAACGCATCCTCTACGCCTTGGGTATCGCCTGGCGTGTAGCCGTTTTCGAGCAAGCGGTTGAAGCTCTGCACTGGCTCGGCAACGAAGCCGGGGAAGGCGAGCCCGGTGCGCCCGTTGTCGTAGGTCGCGAGCGGCAACAGCCCGTGCCGCTGAGCAACGTTGCCCTCTTCTGGCGTGGCGCGGTCGTACTGCGCGGCCATGAGGCCGCCGGCTATTCTGCGGCGCTGGTCTGGTGAAACGTAGTCGGCCATTTATGCGCTCTTTCGCATCAGGTCGTTGAGGGTAACGCTACCGAACGCGCCGACTGTGGACTTCAACTCGAATACTTCGGTCTTGAGAGTGCGGATCTCGTCGGCCATCTCAAGCAGGAGCGTCTGCACTTCGGCCGGTAGAGCTTCTCGAGTAACTTCCTTCGTATGCGTTCCAGGCTTCGCCTTCCGCCACTCGCGCGGGTTCACGTCTGCCATGTGATAGCCTCGTAAGCAGCCCTTGCGGTGGCCGCATCCGACGCATCACTGATTGCTTTCTTACCGAGTAGGCGGGTACGCTCGATCACGTTGGACAGATCCGCCCACGCTTCAGACTTGGAAATCACGAGCAGGGCGCAGCCCCACAGCGTCGGCGCTTCCAGCCCGACCGATGCCGCCAGAGTCGGGAATTGCGCGATGCGTTCGGCTTCGGTGAGTGCGTTTGCGGCATCTTCACCCATCGCGTGCACAGCGTTGGCCTGATCGCGCTTCTCGGCGTAGGTCATCGCCATGCCGGCACCGGGTGTCAGGTAACGCAATCGAACGCGCTCGGCGTCGTCGTCAACTCGGGACAGCCAGTAGCTTTTGGGGGTGAGGTAGGCCAGCACTTCGGCATCGTCCCACGGCTTCGTCTCCGCCGTGTGCTCGCCTTGGCTGACCGCGTAAACCCCTTTGATCGCGCCGCCGTCGCGCTCGATGTATGCCAGCTCAGCCATTGTTCTGATGCCCTCTCACGAAGTCCAGCGCCTTGACCAGTCCGGCCTCGATTTCCGCCAGCGTTGCCGGCGTCAGGTTCGCGATCGAGACCGTTCCGTCATCGCGAATGGTGACCGTCGATACCACCGTGTGTTCATTCGGCATTATCATCTCCCTCTGTAATCCCACCATCCCAGCGTAATGATGCGCATGGTCGTGCTCGCATCGGAACTATCGCAGCGATAGCGAACCTGTGCGCTCGTATTGGTGCGAACTTTGATGTGAGCCACACGACCGTCCTGCGATGCGTTGCCGCCCGTGGTAGCGCCTGGAGCCGCGGCGCCTGACGATGGTGCAACGTCGGTAAATGCTAGGTCACTCACGATCACGCGGGCCGATGTGCCTGATGCGGTGAGATGCGCATTGATCAGCGCTTGCACGTTGACTCCGGTTGGAACGGTCAGCGTAGAAGTGACCGCAGCGGTGCCGGGGTTCGTCGTGTTCACGTCGAACAGCGCGGTTGACCATAGGAAATAATCGCCATCGTTCGTGAACGCGATGAACTGCGCCGATCCGTTCGTCCGCACCGATCCGACGCGCCGCTTGTAGATGTAACTTCCCGGCAGCGTCGGTGCAGATGCGCTCGTCGACAGGAGGATTGCTGGAGTTGCGCCGGCCGCGAGCGCGATCAGGTACACGTGATACCACGTGTTGTTGGCCAAAGATCCCGCGTCGAGTCCATTGGCTCCGACCGTCGTGCAATCCGCCGTCAGCGTGCCCGAAGTCGTGATCAGCAGCGTATTGGTCGAATCCGCTGCTTGACCGATCGCCATGTCTATCTTGGTCGTCGGCGTGCCCGAATTGCGCGAGAGCGTCAGGCCGGTCAGAAAGTTGTACGGAACAGAACCAGATCCGGTGAACGTGATCGTGTCGGTACTCGCGTTCGTGGTGATGGCGATGTTCACGCCGACGAGCGTCAAGGTATCGGTTCGACTATCCGCCACTACGTCGGATTGACCGGATACCGAAATCGTTTTGAACGCCAGCGCCGCCGCGTCGATGGCCGCCTTCACGCCTGATGGATGGGTCGCCAGTACCGTGCTCGTGCCGGTGACAGTCTCGGCATCCGTCGCCAGCTCGACGACGCCGGTAGCGGTTTCGCTGGCGCTTTGCTTGATGTTGGCAAAGGCTGTTGCGGCGTTCGCAACATCGGTCAGGTTATTGGCCGCCAGCATGTCGCCAGAGCCTGAGCCAGAGGCGCCCTTGGCCGCGATCACATCCCACACGGTCGCCCATGACGCACCGACGCCCGGCTCAGTGCCAGCGCCCGACGTGTGCCCACTGGTGCATATGTAGGATGATCCATTTCGGCTGACGCCATCAGCCAAAGCATACGCCGTTGCCGTTACCCAGGCGCCTTGCCAGTCGATGCCGGCGCCTGGGTCGCCCGCGTCGCCCTTGGCGACGAAGATTACAGAGAGCTGATCGCTGTCCGTGAACGTGCCGTTGTTGCTGACGTAGGTATGAGAAAACCCGTCATAGCCGCCGCTATCGGTGATCGTCCCGGTGATCTGAACCACGGCATAGGTCGAAAGCTGCCCGACCTTGTAGACGTACAGCGTCCCCTTAACCGTCGAGGTGCTGTCGTCCAATGTGGCGAGCACTGCCGCCATGGGGGAGCCGGCCGCGTCGGTTTCGGAAATGCGGAACCCGGTCGAGCTGGCAATGGTCGCGTGGTTGAACCCGAGTTTTCCAGTTCCTGGATCGCCGCTCGTCGAACTCGAGAACTGATACAGGAACCCGTTGACGCCGAGATTAGCCGCTGATGCCAGCGCCGGCAGCGCCAGAATGATCCAGTTCTGGATGATCGCGGGCGGCATGTTGTTGTGGGCGAGGTCT